TCGTATCCAATGCTGGCCTGCCCCATCCAAGGCAAGCACGTTGATCCATACGAACGCTGCAAGGAATGGGCGTAATGCGCAGCCAATGTGATCGCCTTCTATCCCGCCTAGAACGTGGCCCGGTTGATCCGATGGTGGCGCTCAATGAGCTCGGGATTTTTCGCTTGGCCGCTCGATGCTTCGATTTGAAGGAATCCGGCCACAAAGTCATCAAGAGCACCGTCGAGGTGACAAACCGATTCGGCGAAAGCTGCCGCGTTGCGCAGTACAGCCTCGACAAATGAAAACCATGTCGCGTCAAACGGCAAAGAAAAACCCGAGCTTTGATGGCCTGCCAGCCGCTCGGGTTCGTAATCTGATGGAGCAAATAGTAATGTCAAAAATCAGCGTAGTCAATGATGGTGATTTCGTTGTTTTCACTGAATGCGATTACGAAATTCCAGTTCGTGATTTGAGTAGCCAATACTGGATCGCAGAATGGATTCGCCACATGTCAGAGAAGACATGGGTGACTAAGGAAATGCTTGGGCAGTTCGCAAGCATCATCCAACAGATCAATACGGTATCTGCAAAATGATTGACGCCCGTATTTGCGTGGCGTTGCCATCGCATCCAAAGACAAAGAAGCTGATTAAGAAGGCTGGCGCAGAGTCTGCCTGGAGGCTTGTTTGCCTTATCCTGTGGGCGGCTCAAAACAAGCCGGATGGAGAGCTTACAGGAATGCTTTCTGAAGACATTGAACTGGCCGTTGATTGGTCAGGAGAAGACGGCGCATTTGTTGATGCGCTCATCTCTGTAGGCTTCCTTGATGTGAACGACGAAAAAGGTTATTCAATCCACGATTGGGAAGAACACAATCCTTGGGCAGCAGGTTCCGAGCAGCGCAGCGAGAAGGCTAAATTCAATGCTCTGTGCAAGCATCATGGACGCGAAGAAGCTGCTAGGCGCATGCCTGATTATGCTGCTACTAGGAACGTAGCAAAGAATAATTCTGCTAGTAGCATGCACGTTGCAGAAACTAGCACTGCTCCGTCTCCGTCTCCGTCTCCGTCTCCGTCTCCGTCTCCGTCTCCGTCTCCGTCTCCGTCTCCGTCTCCGTCTCCGTCTCCAAAAGAAGAAGAACAACCCCATGTCGCCGACAAGTCGGCAACGGTGCAGCAGATCGGCAAGCCTCCATGTCCTGCTGACACGATCATTGCTCTGTACCACGAACTCATGCCGCTTAACCCTGCGGTCAAGGTTCTGAACGAAGCAAGGCGTAAAACCATCCGAGCCAGATGGAAAGAAGCGGCAGAGCTTGATTGCGCTCCCTTTGGCTACTCTGACCGTGAAGGCGGTATCGCTGCATGGCGTCAGTTCTTCGAGATATGCGCCGAATCAGACTTCCTGACCGGCAAGGCTCAAGCGCAGCCAGGGAAGCCACCGTTCATTGCTGACATTGATTTTCTGATGTCGCCGTCCGGGTTCGCCAAGTGCCTCGAGAACAAGTATCACCGGGATGCAGCATGAGCGCGCTAGACATGCTCGACTTCATCCCGCACTCGACTGACGCAGAATTCAGCGTTATCGGCGCAGTCCTGATTCGTCACTCGGCGATTGATGAAATATCAACGCTCAAGCCTGAACACTTCTACGTCGCAGCGCACCGTGAGATTTACCGCGTCATGGTGGAGATGTCAGCCAGTGGTAAGCAGATTGATGTTGTAACGCTGGCCGTAACGATTTCAGAGCGCGGCCTTGATGATGTGACGGGCGGTCTTCCTTATCTCGGACAGATCGCGCAGAACACGCCAAGCGCCGCGAACGTCAAACGCTATGCCGAGATAGTCCAGTCGAAGGCAATCGAACGCCAGTTACTCGCCGCAGTTGATGAAATCCGCTCGGCAGTAATGGCGAATGGCCCGACGAAGGAAAAGCTGAACAAGGCGCAATCGCTGGTTATGGCTATCTCCGAGACTCGCCAGCAAAAGCAGCCGCGCAAGGTATCGGATGCACTAAGCGATTACGTTGAAACGCTGACCCGCCGACATGCTGGCGAGAACAGAGGGTTATCGACCGGCCTATCTTCGTTGGACGAAAAGATGGGTGGCGGTTTGCAGGATGGAAGCCTTGTGATCGTGGCCGGTCGTCCTTCAATGGGCAAATCGGCATTCACGAACTGCTTCGCCATCAACGCAGCAAAGGACGGACATCAAACCGCCATCATGTCGATGGAGATGTCCGAGACAGACCAGATTGACCGGATGGTTGCTACGCTTGGCCGCGTGTCTTTGCAAGACGTTCTTGACGCGAAGATGGGCGGCGAAAGTGGTCAGCGCATCAATGCTGGCGTCGGTCGTCTGAATGAGCTTCCTATCTTCATTGACGAAGAAGGCGGTTTATCCATTCACGAAGTCATGTCCAAGGCGCGCCAGGTAAAGCGCCGTCATGGTCTAAAGCTGCTGATCGTTGATGCGCTGGGCCTGATGGATTACGACTCAGCCAAGGCCGTTTCCGAGCTAGGACAGATCACAAAGACGTTCAAGGCATTCGCAAAGGAAATGTGCATACCGGTTGTTCTCCTTTGCCAGCTTTCGCGTAAGTGCGAAGACCGACAGGATAAGCGCCCGGTTCTATCTGACCTGCGCGACTCAGGGAACATCGAGCAAGACGCCGACGTTGTTGTGATGCTTTATCGGGATGAGTACTACTACCCGAACAGCAACGACAAGGGCATTTGCGAAGTCCTGATCCGCAAGAACCGCCAAGGAAAAACCGGCGTTGTTCCTCTTGCATTCATTGGCGACCAGACCCGCTTTGAAGTTCTAGCGCGTGAATGGACGCAGCCAGGATCAGAAGAAAGAACAAGCAAAAAGGGGTTTGGACGATGAATGCGCGTAACCCGATGGCTCGGCTTGCAGAAGTCAATGCAAAGGCCGACGCAGAAGACCAAGACCGCCGCAACTTCAAACGCTTCATTGATGACATGAAGGAGTACGGCCAGTGGTCAGACGATGACGTTGCCGACTATACGAACCGAATAAAGGTTCTGATGGGAAACGACGACTCCGCAGCATTAGCTCTGTTCCATGAAGGCGCATACGCCACGTCAGATGAAGCCCGCCAAGGCGCACGTACATTCTGGAAAGCGAGGTTGTCCGCATGAAACACATATCCGAATACCTAGACGAAGCATTCAAAGAGCTATTCGAAGAACGCGCAGCTATCCGCGAATTTGACGGACAGCAGACGCGCGAAGAAGCCGAAGAGCAGGCATGGGCAGAGGTCAAGGCGGCTGGCGGGGTGAAGAAATGAGCGTCCTTGACTTCACCGACCTAACCGCCTGCGCCAACAAGCAGCGTAAAGACGGCTACTTGCACCGTGGCGTTGAGTTTATCGACGGGTATCCGCAGGTGGTCGTTAATTGGATACCAGACCATTCATCCACGGATTGTAAGTACGACCGCAGGCAGATTGACCCGGCCTGTGCTGCGGCTAAGTGTGAGCGCATCAAATGACTAAGATCATCCTGAAACTGACCGGAGAAATAGCCCGCCGCGCCGCCTGCAATCGCATCATGGAAGCGCAGGAAGGACATGTGGTGACGATTGCTGAACCGACTCGCACACTAGACCAGAACGCTGCGCAATGGCCGTACCTAGAAGCATTCGCCAAACAAAAGCAACTATGCATCAATGGCGAAATGCAGTGGGTAACAGCCGACGACTGGAAAGACGTTTTGACTGGATGCTGGAATGGCGAAATGCGCATGGCTGCATTTGACGGAAAGGTAATCATGCTCCAGCAGCGTACTAGCAAGATGGGCAAGGGAGCATTCAGCACATGGCTGGAATTCCTGATTGCCATGTCAGTGACGAGCGGCGTTGATGTCTATCCGGAAAACGAAAGGCGGACGGCATGAGGCCGAAAAAATGCCCCGAGTGTGGCAACAAGTTCCAGCCATCGCGCCAGATGCAGCCCTGCTGTGACAGCGACAAGTGCCGAGAGCAGTTCGCCATTCGCCACGCTGAGGCAACGCGCAAGCGCCGGCAGATGGAGCGCGTAAAGACTCAGCGCGCAGAGAAGCGGGCCGACGCCGACAAGCTGGCAAGGCTGAAGCCTGGATACCTAGAAGGCAAGATGCAAGACGCGGTAAATGAGTACGTCCGCATCCGTGACTTTGAAGAGGGCTGCATTAGCTGCGACAAGGATCGATATTGGAATGGGCAGTGGCACGCCGGCCATCTGATCCCAAGGGGAAGAAGTTCATTCCTTCGCTTCCACCTCTGGAATTTGAATAAGCAGTGCAGTCAGTGCAACAAGCATAACGGCGGAATGGTTGCCGAGCATGAACGTGGCATTGCGCTTCGCTACGGGCCCGAGCGTCTTGAGTCCTTGAAACACGCACCGCGCTCACGGCGCTACGAAGACGACTACTTGATTCGTGGCGCCAAGATATTCCGCAGAAAAACCCGCATCCTCAAGAAACGAAAGGGAATTCAGTGATCACCCCAATGACATCCATTCAAATCCCACTCCGCATTGCCCAGGCTACGCGCCTAGCTGTGTCGCCTTTGATCATCACGCTGCAAACCATAGGAATATTTTGGGCCGTTTGGGGAGAAGTTTATGGGGCGAACAAATGATCGAAGATCAAGAACGCTACGCCGATCCAATCGACGCCGGATGCGCCAGAGCAGAAGAATGGATCGCCGATCAAATAGCAGAACAACGCTATCAACTCAGCATCGCCAAAGATAACTGGCCATATGGAATAGGGCGCTGCAAGAACTGTGGAGAACACATGGACGATGCGCGTCCATATTGCGATGAGCCGTGCAGGTCAGATCATTGGGATAGGATAAAGGCAGAAAAGCGCCGAGGAAAATAATAAATGGTATTATTAGATAACATTAAGGGATATAAATATGGCTATTCCAGCAACCATTCAAGAAGTAATTCGGCTTGCTAATATTCAGAGTATTGAAGAGCTAAAGCTAGAAACATTAAAGTCGCGCAAGTCAGAGATTCAATCTGAACTCGCATTGGTTAACGATCAGATCACAACGCAGAATCCTATCGTCGTCGCAGCTAGGCAAGCACTCAAGGCAGCGGCGGCATTGATTTAATCAAACGCGGATAATCGAAAGAACCCGCAAGGAGTAGTTATGAAACAATCAAAATATTTCAATGTTGAAGATATAGCATCTGAATTAGAGTTTTCAGATCGACTTGCTAAATATCTTGATAGCGTAGTTAATGGAGCAATAAAAGAATCAATGTCTGGAGACGTATGGATTGGCTGTAATGACACAGAGTATTACGTCGAATATGCAAACAATGACTTTACGTATAGGTCAGCAAAGACGTCAATAAAAAAAATTGTTGAAGACTCTATTGGGTCTATTGACCATGAACACTCAGTTAAGATGCTTGATGAGCTGAAAGAGTGTTGTTCCATGCTGCAAATCTACATTGATAGCAATGCCAAGTAATTTAATAACTGATGAAAAAGGCAAGCAGAAGGCTGGCCCTGGCCGTCCAAAAGGCGCAGTTAATAAAGTAACCGCTGCTGCAAAGGATGTTATTGCCAAAGCCGCAGAAGGATTAGGCGGCGCATCTCGCTTACTGGAATGGGCGCAGGAAGACCCGGCGAATGAGAAAGCGTTCTGGTCATCCATCTACCCGAAGCTATTGCCGCTCCAAGTGAATGGAGATTTGGCTGTATCTGGCGCGCTAGAGTTTAGAAGCATCATGGTTAATGGCGTATCGGTTAAACAAAAGTGAGCGACACGCTTACAGTTGAAGTCCCTGAGAAACTACTAGGGATCTTCAAACCTAAGCGATACTTCGTCGCGCATGGTGGTCGAGGTTCAGGTAAGTCATGGACATTCGCTAAAGCAATAATCCTGCAATCGTTTAGCAAGACGACTCGCGTTCTCTGTACTCGGGAAGTGCAGAAGTCTATCAAGGAGTCTGTCAAGCGCCTGCTCGACGATCAGATTCAAGCGATGGGACTCGGTTCGTTCTTTGACTCAACAGAGACAGAGATACGCGGTAAGAATGGATCGCTTATCGTATTTGCTGGCCTGGCTAATCACACGGTTGAATCCATCAAGTCTTACGAAGGGATTGATATTGTTTGGATTGAAGAAGCACAAACTGTCAGCAAGAAGTCGCTCGATATTCTTATCCCTACTATCCGTAAAGAAGGCTCAGAAATTTGGGTATCTTTCAATCCAGAGCTTGATACGGATGAGGTGTGGAAACGCTACGTTGAAAACACGCCGCCGAATTGCATCACTGTCCAGGTAAATTACTCTGACAATCCGTGGTTTCCTTCTACGCTAGAAGCAGAGCGCAAGCACTGTGAGCTAACGAATCAAGAGGACTATCACTGGATATGGGAAGGCAAGTGTAAAGCCTCTGTGGATGGCGCTATCTACGCTGGCGAGGTAGAACAGGCTCAGAAAGATCAGCGATTCACGATGGTTCCGTATAACCCTGAGCTAAAGGTGCATACCATCTACGACCTCGGATGGAATGACAGCATGGTTTTAATCATGTGCCAGAAGCATGGCAGCGCACTGTATGCGATTGATTACATCGAAGACAGCCACAAGACACTAGACCAGTATGTTCAGATGCTAAATGATCGTAAATACAACTGGGGAACTGATTATATTCCGCACGATGGTCGGCATAAGGACTTCAAGTATGGCAAATCCGCTGAAGAAATGCTTATTGCTATGGGTCGCACTGTGCAGATTACGCCTAATCACTCTATCGAAGACGGCATTCGAGTTGCGCGCCAATCATTCTCTCGAATCTATTTCGATAAGACCAAATGCGAGCGGCTTATAAACTGCTTGAAGCGTTATCGTCGCGCTATTAACCAGCAAACACTTGAACCGGGCGCGCCATTGCATGATGAATATTCGCACGGATCAGACGCATTTAGATATATGTGCATTAACATTGATTCAATGACTAACGAAGAATGGGGTGGAGCGTTGGTATATCCTAGATTATCTACCGCATAATATTTATCTATTAACGTATAATGCGATAAAATCGAATCACTCTTAATGCCGGGAGGCACTGGGGTTTTAATGGCTAAAGCACTATCTGACAGCGAGCTTATTGCATTAACGGATAATGAAATCCGTAATGCCGTTGCTTATCATGGCGGGAAACTGTCAGAGATGCGGCGAAAGGCTGAGTTTTATTATCTCGGATTGCCCAAGGGCGATTTATCACCGCCCGATATTGAAGGGCGATCCACTGTAGTATCTACCGATGTTCGCAACGTAATCGAGTGGATGCTGCCGGGCCTGATGGCTAAATTCGTCGGGTCGGATGTAGTGGTTGATTTTGTCGCCACCAAGCCAGGCGACGAAGACAAGGCGCAATCAGCCACTGACTATATAAATTACCTGTTCTTCAAGAAGAATCGCGGCTTTACGATCATTGAAACTTGGTTCCGTGATGCGCTATTGCAGAAGAAGGGGATTCTTAAAGTCTATTGGGATACTCGCCACGAAGAAAAGCGCGAAGAGTACAAAGGGCTTAACGAAATCGAACTGGCTGAAATCCTCGACGACGAGGAAGTAGAGCCAATCGAGCAGAACACGTATCCAGACGAAGAAGACGCAGAACAACGTCAGCAAGCCATAGAGCAACTGACGCAGCACATCCAGATGGCAACGCAGGCCGCGCAACAAGGCGATCAACGCGCCATGATGGATGCTCAACAGGCTCAAGCTCAGTTGCAGCAGATCGAGCAGACTCCGCCTAAGATGCTGTACGACATTGCCGTGAAGCGCGTCAAGACTGATGGCAAGCTGACTGTTGATAACGTTCCTCCAGAAGAATTCCTGATTTGCCGTGATGCAAAGACGATTGCCGACGCACGTATGGTTGCGCACCGTGTCCCGCGCACGCTGTCAGAGCTTCGCTCCATGGGATATAAAAACGTAGATGACCTGTCCGGCGACGATACCGCGGCGAATTACAACGCCGAGCGGATAGAGCGCCTATCGTTTGATAACGAGAATGCCTATAGCTCAGAAACAGTTCAATCAATGGACGAGTCGCAGCGTTCCATATGGGTGACAGAGTGCTATATCCGCTGCGACCGTGACGGCGATGGTATTTCCGAGCTAATCAAGGTAGTCCGCGCTGGCAATAAAATACTCGACGAAGAAGTCGTGGATTGCGCCCCGTTCGTTGATATTGACTGCCTGAAGTTGCCGCATCGCTTCTTTGGCCTGTCCATTGCTGACCTGGCTATGGAATCGCAGCGCGTCAAGACGAACATCATGCGGGCGGCACTGGATAACCTGTACTTGCAGGTTAATGGCCGGTACTACGCAGTCGAAGGCCAGTGCAACCTAGACGACCTGCTCACGTCTCGCCCCGGTGGAGTGGTTCGCATCAAGCAGCCTGGCGCTGTTGGCAGATTGGATCAGGCTTCTGCTGACGGTAACGCAGCAATGGCGATGAACGAGCAGATGAACGATTTCCTGGAGAATAGCACTGGATGGACGCGCTATTCGCAGGGAACTGATTCGGACTCGCTGAACAAGACAGCAACGGGCGTTCTGACCGTCACGAATCGCTCTGATATGCGCGTGGATTTGATTGCGCGAAACTTCGCAGAAGGATTTACCGAGCTGTTCAAGATGATGCTTAAACTCGTCTTGCAGAATCAGGATAAAGGCTCGGTCGTTAGGCTAAACGGCAATTGGGTAGATATTGATCCGCGTGAGTGGTCGAATGGCTTTGACATCTCGATCAACGTCGGACTTGGCACTGGCGACAAGACGCAGATGGTTAATAACCTGATGCAAGTACTCCAAGTGCAAAGAGAGGCATTGCAGATAGGCGTTGCGGATGCTCAGGGCGTCTATGAGGCTACAAAAGAACTTGCCAAGGCCATTGGCTTCAAGAATGGCGACAAGTTCTTTAGCGATCCATCTAAGCAGCCGCCAAAGCAGCCGCAGGTTGATCCGAAGGTTCAGCTAGAGCAGGCCAAGTTGCAAGCGAATCAACAGCAAGCGCAGGCAAACCAACAGGCAGACATTCAGAAGTTTCAGGCGACCATGCAGCTTGAGGAGCGCAAGACGCAACTTGAGCAGGAGCAAGCGCGTTTTGCCGCACAGGTTGAGGCTGAAAAGAAGTCTATTGAATCTCAGCAGCATCTACAGATTGAGGCGATGAAGTTTGAGCATGAGCAGGCGCTAGAGCAGCAGCGTATGCAGCTTGAGCAATGGAAAGCGCAACTCGCGGCAGAAACCTCAATAATCGTTGCCGGAATGGGCGCTCAGAAGGATCGGGAAGCCACTAATCAAAGCGATGTAATGGCAATGGCTATGCAGGGATTCGCTGCGGCACTGGATCGCATCGGGCAACAAAATCAAATCATTCGCGGGACTGATGGGCCCGTCGCATGAATAAGAAGAATAGTCCATTCTTCTATTACTGTAAGGATAAATAATGGCTACATTTTTACCCGGAGAAAGTTTCACCGTAAATATTGACGCAGACGATACCGTTTCATGGTCTGGCGAAGGGTCAATGTCGGTTACTTTATCGGATGGCCGCAAATACACTTCTCGATTGACTGGAAATCAAACCGTTGGCGCATTTGGTAAGCCTGCGGCTATTGTATTCACAGCAGATACGGCTGGATCATATTCCACAAATGTAATAGCCGGAGACCATGTTCTTGCAACAACCAACCCTGTCACCGGGGGGATTGAAATTCCTGGGGTCGCGGGATTTAAGCGGTACGTTTCCCCGAACGCCGGCAATGTCGCTACGCTTATCAATCAAGCCGCTGCCGATATTGTTGCGAGCGGTCGCAGTGGTTATATCTCGCTGGCGCCGGGTGGAAATTACGCAATCGACAACACCCTGACTATCGATACAAGTTTTGTCGGCATCGATGGGCAGGGCGCGATCATTGACGTATCCGCACTTAGCGCAGGGGCGCCCGGTATCCTGCTCACTGCATCCCAAGGTACGGGCGCGACGAACAAATACCCGCTACCGATGGCTATCCGTGACATCACGATACAAGGAGCCGAGGCTGATGGGAGAGATGCAACGCAGTACGGCATTCGCGCCCATAGCGATGTAGCAGGGTCGTCGGTTCGCGCAACACTTAACAACGTCCGCGCCCGCTGGCTAAATCGCGGAATTTCGATTGGCTCCCGCGCCTACTTTCTGCGTGGATATGGCGTCGAAATCGGATCAACAAAGCATTGTGTTTACCAAGAATCTGGTGCAACCGATTTCGTGGAAAACATTGCGTTTTTCGGTGGTTCGTTTTTCTCGTCCGACTGCTTTATAAAGATGTTGTCTTCGCAGCGCCTGCGGCTATATGGCATGTCGCTGGACTACTTCGGCGAGAGAATTACCGCTGATGACCAGATGATTGACCTAGAGGCAGGGTCTTCTGTCGAGTTGTACGGTTGCCACCTCGAATGGGATTATGGAAAGACGGCAGGGCAGACTCGCGCACCAATCCGCATTACTGGTGCCAACAGTTCATTCACGATGATCGGCGGGAAGCTCATTTATACCGGCACACGTAACGCCAGCACTCCCTACTGGAAGAACTTTGTGTCATCCGACAACCTGACGCAGACCGCGCTACTCGAAAACGTGGTGTTTGCTAACATGGGCCGGGTATCGGATCAACTGAGTGATGATGCTCTGGTGGGGTCTGCTACCGCTGACAATACAGGCGACGGCGCAAGCGTTAAAATCATTAACCCAATTTCCGTAGGCAATGCTCCAAATGACATGCCCTCTGTCGGAAGCTATCACCTTCGCTCAAATGAGACTATTTCCGGCGTATCAGCTCCACACACCGAACTTGTCCATCGAATCGCAGTAACAGGTACGGCGGCAATTGCATCAGCAGCCAGCCCGCAGGGTGCAATCAACGCTCGAAATTCGGTCGGTGCGATGATGTCAATCGCTGGCGCTGGGAAGGTGATGATCTCATTTCCAGTCAATGAAGCGATGCGCCGCCGTGCCTGGGCATTGTTTCTCAATGCCGGGTCTGCCACTGGAACGATCACAGTCAAAGAGCGCATGAGCACGACTGTCCCGGTGTGGAATGGGACGACGGTTGTCCAGCAGGCTGATGCGCGTGCCTCGTATTCGCCGACTACTGTATCAATTACAGGCGGCACGAATGAATGGCGTCGAGTTTCGTGGAAAGACTGCAACACGGCAGCGCAGCCATCTGCTCGGATGAATTGCGAAGTGTTCACGGTCGAAATCGACACATCCGCGATGACAGGCACGTTGTACCTCGACGACATCGCGGTACAGATGTGGTGATTTTCTAATCCCCTCTTCACGGACATTAAAAAATGGCAGCTATTGAACAGCGAATCTACGACGGAAATCGCGCCAAGGAGATATTGGATAACGAAGTATTTATCCAAGTATTTGCAGATATTGAACAGGAGTTATTCGACGCATGGAAACAATCCCCAGCGCGCGACCAGGAAGGCCGCGAAAGAATCCACCAGTATCAGTCAATGTTGCAGAAGGTGAAGACGCATCTGGTATCGACAATGGAGACCGGGAAGCTGGCACAATTGGACATTCAACACAGCCAGTCGCTACTGGAGCGAACAAAGGGCTGGATTGGAATGGAATGATTCAATACGTCAAAGATAATAACTCGGCAGATAAAAGAATATCGCTTGTTATTCATCCTGACGCAGATGGTTTGATTATTACTGATAATATGGGTAATATTAGAACTGAAAAAGGTTTATCTGCTATTCAATTGAATACCGGAGAGATTATAAGGATGTAAAGCGATAATCAGCCGCGATAAATAGCTGATTTCCTCTTAACGCCGAGATGGCGCTGGAGAAAACAATGGACACACCGAACCAATCGGAATCCAACTCACCGCTTGATACTAATCAGGCAGCTTCCCTATTCGCCGAAATGCTTGACCCTGAACGCGAGGAGAAAGATCCCGTCGAAGCGGAGGCAGAAGAACCCGAGGCAGAAGTAGAAGCCGAGGCCGAAGAATCGGAACCTGAAGACGACGCAGACACAGAGCAGCCGACGACTGTCACCATCAAGATTGATGGCAAGGATGTTGAGGTTACGCTCGATGAACTGAAGAAGGGCTATCAGCGCCAAGCCGATTACACGCGCAAGACGATGGAAGTTTCAGCGGAACGAAAAGCCGCCGAAGCCGAAGCCAACAAGGCGCGAGAGGAACGAACCCAATACGCCACCAAGCTCCAAGAGCAGGGCGCATTGCTTTCCGCTCTCATGCAGGAACAAACGCAGATTGATTGGCAGCAACTCCTTGACTCTGATCCCGTTGAATACCTGAAGCAGCAGCATCTTTATCAACAGAGACAAGCTGCGCTCCAGAACGTGCAACGAGAGCAACAGAACGTCTATCAGTTGCAGCAACAGGAACAAGCCAAGTACGTTCATAACTTCCTCGCACAACAGCAGCAAGAACTCCTTGCCAAGCTGCCCGACTGGAAGGATGAAACGAAGGCCAAAGCCGAAAAGTCAGCGATCAAAAACTACCTGTCAGAAACAGGGTTTTCCGCTGAAGAAATTGATTCACTCAGCGATCACCGCAGCGTTCTTGTCGCTCGAAAGGCGATGCTGTACGACCAGATGATTGGCAAGGCTAAAGCCGCAGCGAAGAAGGTGCAGAACGTCCCGCAAAGGGTCGAACGCAGCAGCACCGGACAGTCGCAGTCGCTCGATAAACGAGGCCAGGCCTTTCAGCGACTTACTAAATCTGGTCGTGTTGAAGACGCCGCGGCAGTGTTCGCATCACTTCTTTAACTCTTAACGCCGAGATGGCACTGGAGAAACGAAATGGCCGCACCGAGTAATACCTTCTTGACGACTGCCGCAATCGGCAATCGTGAAGACCTGTCCGATGTAATCTATCGAATCAGCCCGACCGCAACGCCGGTTCTGAACCTTGCTGCCAAAGCAAAGGCGACGAACACGCTGCACGAATGGCAAGTTCAAGACCTGGCGGCCGCTGCTGCGAATGCCCAGGCTGAAGGCGATGACGCAACTGCTAAAACCGTTACGCCGACTGTTCGCCTGAACAACCGTACTCAAATTTCGACCAAGACTGTCATCGTGTCCGGCACGCAACAATCCGGCATGAATCCGGCTGGCCGCAAAGATGAAATCGGTTATCAAGTCTCACTGGCTGCGCTTGAAATTAAGCGCGATATGGAGCTCGGCTTGACGCAGAATGACGTTCTGGCAACTTCTCCGCGTCAGTCTCGTGGTCTTCCTGGTTGGCTGGTTGATAACGAAGACCACAATGCGGGTACGCTGGCTTCTTACACCGCCAACACCGCACGGACTCTAGGCACTCCGCGTGCTTTTACTGAAACGCAACTGAAGTCTGTCCTTCAGAAGATTTTCACCGCTGGCGGCGAGCCAGATGTGATTCTGATGGGGCCGGCGCAGAAGCAAACCTTCTCTGCGTTCTCGGGTAACTCTACCCGTTTCGACAAGGGCGAAGATCAGAAACTGTACGCCGCCATCGACGTGTATGTCTCCGACTTCGGAGAACTGAAGGCGATCCCGTCGCGCTTCCAGTTGTCGCGTGATGTATTCGTCCTGCAATCCGACAAGGTGGCAATTGCCTACCTGCGCCCGTTCCAGACTACGGAACTCGCCAAGACTGGCGACAGCGAAAAGCGCATGCTTTCCGTTGAATACTGCCTGGAAATGCGCGCTCCGAAAAGTGGTGGTGCGATTTTTGACTTGACCTAAACGTCAGACTAAACCCGCTGGCTCACAAGGCTAGCGGGTTATCCCATTAACGCTGTGAAGCGCAGGAGCAACAATGGCAAATCACGATTTCCTTACTGTAACCACGTCTGGTGCAAACATCACGACGGGGGCTGCATCCACCTCTATCGCTATCCCTGCGTGTTCTAGCGGGGAGATTCCGAAGTTTATTCGCGTCGCATCCACTAATGCTTGCTACGTCAAGATGGGCGTTGGTTCTGCTACGGCATCCGCCAATGACCTGCTGATTCAGCCTGCCGACTCGGCGGTGCTGTCTGTTCCTCGTGGCGTAACGCACATCGCGGCGATTCAGGATTCTGCGGCCGGCAAAGTGTCCATCGTTCCTCTGGAATTTGTCTGATGTCTGCGCTCGACCTTCAGACGCGCTTTCACATTGACGGCGATCAGATGGTCGTCCAGCGCACACAAGATTGCACGGCCATTCTTGAGCAGTGCAAGAAGCAGCAGCGAGAAGGGCGGACTGGCTCTAGCGAAATGAAGCTAGCGGCCAAATTGCCGTATGTGATTGTTGAGAATTACTGCAATCAACATGACCTGGAGTTCAGCGAGGTTATCCAGAACCCTGTCCATATTAAACGCATGCTCAATGATCCTGCTCTTTCTGGGTTTCGCGTGTGGGAGGGCAGAGTATGAGTATCTCGACCTATTCCGAGTTGCAAGCCAGCGTCCAAAGCTGGCTGCACCGTGGCGACCTTGCATCTGCCGTACCTGACTTCATCATGTTGGCAGAGCAACGTATCAATGGCGACCTTGATGCACGATTGCAGGACACGAAAACGTCACTTTCCACTGTAGCGAATAACGAATCATTGGCGCTGCCGAATGATCTAATCAACATTCGTCACGTTTCAATCTCGACAAATCCGGTCAAGACGTTGAAATACACCTCTCCTGACACGTTTGAGACGCAATACCCAAGCGGTTACACAGGCGTGCCGCTGATTTATACGATCATCGGTGGAAATATCAACTTCGCTCCTGTTCCGGATGCGGTGTATCCGGTTGATCTGGTCTATAAGGCGCGTGTTCCGTCGCTGTCGAATTCCAATACAACCAATTGGCTTTTGGCGACGTACCCGCATGTCTATCTGTACGCCACATTGTGCGAGGCCGCACCTTACCTGAAGGATGACAATCGGATTCAGGTGTGGGACGCGAAGTACCGTGAGTCTATTGATACCGTCAATGCTCAGGACTGGTATTCCGGTTCGACCATGATTGTTCGCTCGGATGTAAGGGCATGATCCCGTTCGTTGGCTTCTCTCCTGATGTTGCGCCTGAAACTCCGGGGATTTTCTTGGACTGCAAGAACATTCTGCCAGCTATTGGTTCGTTCGTTGCAGCGCCTTCCCGCGTCGATTGCGGACTTGGTGCGATTGGTACAGCGGCCAAGGGGTTTTCTGTTGCTAGACGGCTGGATAACTCTGCTCGGGTTCTCTGTGGCGATACGTCAAAGCTCTATCTCCAATCGGGGGGAGCGTGGTCGGACATTTCAAAGGTTGGCGGCTATACCTTAGGGGTCGATGACAGATGGCGATTTGCGCAATTTGGTGATGTCACGCTAGCTTCTGCCAAGTCAGCCACTATTCAATACATCGCCAGCGGAGCATCTTTCGCTGATGCAGGAACGGCCCCTAAGTCCGACATTATCGAGGCAATTAATAATCAGGTATTCGCCTTCAATATCGACGGGATGGGGTTCGGAAACGATGTAACCCGTTGGGCATGTTCTGCGGTTGGTTCCTATACCGATTGGACTCCTTCTGTGGCTACACAGTGCGTTTCCGGTCAGCTACTGGATAGCGCAGGGCCAATTACCGCAGGCAAGCGGCTTGGCGACGTTATTATCGCTTACAAAGACAAGGCCATGTACATAGGGCAGTATGTTGGCGTTCCTGCTGTGTGGAACTTCCAGCGTATCCCTGGCGACATTGGCACGCCCTGTCAGGAAGCGGTCGTCAACACCGGGACAGCGCACTTCTTCATCGGGCCAGATGATTTTTACATGTTCGATGGTTCTCGCCCGCAAGCATTGAATCCACCGTGTAGAAACTGGTTCTTTACCAATCTTGATCAGAAATACGCCTATCGCACTTGTGGCACATTCGACCGCATAAATCAGCGAGCGTATTGGTGGTTTGTATCAAAGTCAGGAAATGGCGCACTGGATAAGTGCATCGTCTATAACATCAAGACGGGCCAATGGGGAAGGATGGATCAAGAGATTGAATACGTTGCTGATTACGTCGCGTCAGGATTAACCATTGATGGCCTTGGCTCTATATATTCAACAATAGATGGATTGCCGTCTGTCGGCCTTGATTCTCCGTTCTGGACGTCGGGATCATCTGTTGTTGCTGTATTCGGAACGGATCATAAGGCATATCAGATAAGCGGTACTCCTGTTGAGTCTAGTATTATCTCAGGGCACTACGGTGATAATATGAGTTATTCAACTCTATCCCGCATTAAGCCAAGGTTTATTAAGTCCCCAAATTCTTCAACAGTTAATTACTCGTATTCAAATACTGATGCGAGTACGTTTATTGCTGGTAATACATCAACTTATTTAAATCAATGGTACGACTTAATATGGTCGGCTAGATGGCATAAGATGGAATTCATCTATAATGGTGATATGGCGATTAGCGGATTTGATCTGAATATGTCGCCGGATGGGATTGAATAATGGGGCTATTAGATTCCTCGTATTACACGGTCAACGGTGCAAAACCGCGTAAATCTGATCGTCAGATTCCCGGCCAGGAAATGAACATTCGCGGCTTGCTGGATGCGGCGACGAATATTCCCGTAGTCGGTGATGCGCTATCTGGCGGGATGGCGATTTACGACGCTGCCAAGGGTGACTATCCAAGTGCTGCGATGAATGCTCTAGGCGTGCTGCCGTTCGTTACAGCTGGAACGGTGAAAGGCGTTGGCAAAGCGGCTGATGCGCTATCAGGTAAGAAGCTAACCGAATTCGAGCAGCGCCACCTTACCGCACAGAAGAACGCAGCATTACCAGTTGAGCAGGGTGGATTGGGATTGCCTGCAGATAACACGGCGATGCAACGTGCAGATGCGCTTGGCTATAACACTCCTGCTTATCACGCAACGCAAGCAGATGTAGATAAGTTTAAAAAGACAACAAAAACGCCGTATGGAGATAGGTTTTTCTTTTCTCCAGATGCAAGTTACGCAAGCCAATATGCAGACGTTGATGCTTCCATAGCTGGAAACACAGACAAAGTTAAAGCGTGGAAAGCAAAGAACGCTGGTGATGCTGGCCCTAATGTGATGCCTGTATTGTTAAAAAATGGTGAGTTTAAAGACTGGACCCATATTTCTCCTGAATATGTTGTTCGTGATCCTTCTGCCGTTCGCTCACGCTTCGCCGCATTCGACCCAATGCGCCGCCATGAAGCTGATTTGCTAGGTTACGCAGACCCATATTTGTTAGGGTCTATTGGAGCTGGAGGTTTATTTGGCCTTGGTGGATATATGGCATATAAAAATGAATAAACTCCAATCTAATCCAAGATTACCAGATTCAAATGATGCTAAAATAATGGCATTGAATACTCGCTTATATGAGGTATTCCGCGCAATATCAATTGCCCATAATGATTCGTATATGTGGGAAACGTCTGGAACATCTGCACCAACATCTGGAACATGGTCGCAGGGTGACAAATGCAAGAACACAGCGCCGAGTGAATTAGGCGGAGCAGGCAATAAGTATCTGGTTTTAGGTTGGTGCTGCACAGTAAGTGGATCGCCTGGAACATGGCTTCAAATAAGATCGCTGACAGGTAACTAATGATAATCCAGCAAGTCAATCCATCCTATGTGTGCCAGATATGGCCGATGGTAGGTGAAATGTTGGCTAATGCGTTGAAATATTCCGGTGGCGAATACAATATTGACCAGCTTAAAGCGATGTTATCGAGTGGCGCAAAGACTCTTTTGGTTGCTGATGATAACGGCACTATTAAAGGCGCTGCGGCGATAAGCCTCGATAAATGGCCTAACGATAATATCTGTTTCATTATGGCTATCGGCGGTCGGTTAATCACTTCTGCGGATATGTTCGACCAGTTGCAGGGGTGGGCTAAAGCTCAAGGTTGTACAAAGATTCAAGGCGCAGCGAGAGAATCAGTTGAACGACTCTGGCGGCAGAAGTTTAATTTTGAAGAGCGTTATCGAATCGTTGAAAAGCTGCTCTAGTTACTAAACGCCGGGAGGCGCAGCAATGAGTAAATACACTATCGACGGACTTCTTCCGCAGCGTGCGTTCCGGTCGCGGTTCGGGCGGCTGGAGACACTGGAAGGCGGAGGCGGCGACCCTTCTGGCCCGCCGGCCAATACCACGTCCGTGCAAACAAAAGAAATCCCGGCTTGGGCGCAACCGGCAGCGCAGAATATTCTTGCTCGCGGCGAGGCTCTCTCTAACACGCCTTACCAGACATACCAAGGCCAGCGCATTGCCGACATGACTGGCGATCAGACGGCAGGGTTGAATCAGGTTCGTGGTCGTGCGCTCAATGGGTCTCCTGAAGAAGCTGCGGCGCGGCAGAACTACACCGATACGATGTCCGGAAAGTATCTTACGCCGGATTCAAACCCCTACCTGAAAGGCATGGTCAATACCGCCATGAACGACGTACAGGGGCGTATAAATAGTCAGTTTGGCGGTAACAACTACGGCACCACGGCGCATCAAGAGACTTTGCAACGAGGCCTTTCGGACGCGGCAACAAATGCTTACGGTCAGGCCTATACCACAGAACGAAATAACCAGCTTAAAGACGCTTCCCTGTCGAATCAGTACGGAAATATCGACTACAACAACGCGCAACAGCTAATTGGGGTTGGCGACATTCAGCGCCAGGAATCGCAGGATCAACTCAACAACCAATACTCTGACTGGCTGGCACAACAGAATCAGCCATATCGTCAGATTGACGTTCTGGCTAACTCATTGGGAGCGGCGGTGAATGGTCAGGGTTCTGTGCAGGCGGCTGGCTATGCCTCTAATCCTTACACAGCGAACCGCTATGGAAACGCAGTCGCTTCCGGCTTGGCTGGTTATGGCTTGCTGAACGAAGCGACGAATGGAGACATAAGCGGCGCACTCAAGAGCATCTGGAGCTCATAATGGGATACGGACTACTCGGATCAGTATTTAACTTCCTCGATCCTATTCTTGACGACGTTGATCCGATGCACAACAAGGTGCAGACATGGACAACTGGGTCTAGTGAAACAAAAGGACAGCGACCGTATTTTGAGACTATCGCGCCGTTGATTGTCGATGCGTTCCTTCCTGGGGTTGGATCGGCGGTTGGCGCAGCCGATAAAGCATCAACAGGTAATTGGAGCGGCGCTGCGCTCTCTGCGCTCGGCTCTTATGCTCAGATGGGAAGCCTTGGATCAACGGCAGCAGAAGGCGCTAATGGTGGATTGGCAGCAACTGAATCAACCGGGTCAGGTCTTGCCTCAACGGGCGGACAAGCCGCAGGAACGGTATCCAGCGGAGCAGAAATTGCCAATGCAGCAGATACGGCCAATGCGCTACAGGCTGCGGATAGCGCGAGTGCTACCGGGCTATTAAGCCAGCCAAGTAATTTTGGCCAGCCGGTTAATGAGCTTGGTTATCAGGGGTTGAGTTCGCCTAGTTCGTCTGCAACGAATACGCAATTCATGACCATGCCAAATTCTCAATTCAGTTCGGCGGCAGGCGTGGGCGGTGTTGGTCCTGGTCTTGAAGGTACGTCTGCATCTGTTGGTGCGGGTACTTATGCCAAGGGTACGGACTGGACGAAGCTAGGCATGAAGGGCGGCGAGTTGTACCTGAAGCAGACGCAGGGCGCTGAACAGCAGGCCAAGCAACGCGCCATGTTGCAACAGGCTAGAGCGCAGGGGGCTATGAACGGCATTGCGATGGAACCGAACCAATCTCGTCCGGCCATGTCGCTACAGGCAACATCGCCTTACGCACAATTCAATGGCGGATTCAATCCAAAACGCTACGGGGCTAACGTCCGTCAGCGAGGAATCTTGGGGTAAATAATGGCATCTCTACTCGATTTGGGGATAGACCCGGAAATTCTGGCGAAAGTTAAGTCGCTGAACCAGCCATCCGAAGAAGAACGACGGACGGCACGGAACTATGCGCTGATGAATGCTGGCTTCGGAATGATGGCGAATAACCAAGGGCGATCACAGTCGCAGGCGCTGTTTAATGCGCTCGGGGCTGGCGGTGCGGCTGGTTTGCAGAGCTATCAGAACACGATCAACGATGCACAGAAAGACCAGGGCCAGTCGTTGCAGATGGCCATGTCGTTGGCTAAGATGAAGAAGGATCAGGAGCAGCAACAGCGCCAACAAGCGTTCATTGACTCGCTCTCTGGTCAGTCGTCAGGTGGTCAGGCTGCTACAGATCAAGCAGGACAGCAAGCGGGAATTCCTCCGTCAATCAATGGCCGTGCCGTGGCTGCTGATTACGCTTTCAACGGTGGAAAGAACATCGGAGCTTGGCTGAACGATGCGTCAAAGCCTGATATGCAGGTTTCAAATGGTTACGCCTACGACAAACGAAATCTGAAGCCTGGATACCTTCCCGGAATGAGCGTTTCGCAAAACGGCCAATCCTCACTAACTCAAATCGGTCCTGATGGACTTCCCGTTGTTTCCGCCCCGGCTGGAGCACTGGACACCTACGGCGCATACAAAATGCTAGACGAAGGGGCTAGGGCTGGATGGGATACGCAGACGATTACGCCGCAAGGTGGAAATCCGACATTAACGACCCGCGCCAAGATTGTGAAGCAGATCAATGATCCGGCGATGCGGGTTTCACCGCAGCAACAAATGGCTAGAGATGGCGACAGGAAAGAGATTGTTCGCCAGGAGTTTCAGCAATACCCGAATGATCCTGCTCTCCGCAAGGAAGCGCAAAGCCTTGGGATTGTTCTCCAGTCCGACGCTGAAAAGGCTCGTCAAGGTGGAGTTGTTGAGGTGGATAAGAAAGCGGCTCAAGACGCATCTTCGCAAGCGGCAGGGCAGCAGAATATCCTGAATACGATTGATCAAATTGACAGTCGCCTAAAAGACAAGTCTCTTGTGCTTGGCAACTCTCCTGCTGATCGCGGGAAGATGTTGGCGCATGAGTACGGAATGCAATCCAGGGCGTCTATCAACACGCAGCGCATTAGAGAACTAGGCCAAAACTTGGTGCTTGCTCGCGGCTCTCTCGGGGCTGGGGTGTCATCGGCTGATGCGGTGCGCTACGACGCTGCGGCAGGTCGTTTCGCTGATCCTAAGTCATACGACGACATGGTTGATGCGGTCAAGACCATGCGCGAAATCGCCGGAACGTATCTGAAGCAATCAGACGATGCGCGTGACGTTCTATCAACCGGTAAGAAGTCAGGAGTAAAACGATACAATCCATCTACGGGGAGGATTGAATAATGCCGATTGTTGAAGTTCCTGGGCATGGTGAAGTTCAATTTCCTGATGATATGACTGATTCGCAGATTGTTTCTGCAATCAAGAAAAATGCACTAAGTTACGGAAAGAAAGAAGAGCCAAAGAAGATTGGCAAAGACGCATTTGCTGACTCTTTGGCTTCTGTCGTATCTGAGCAAAACCCGATTACTGCGGCAATCGCACAAGGTGGCAACACAGCGATGCAGTATGTTCGCGGCCTTCGCCAGATGGTTGGTGGTGGCGATACGAAAGAAGGCGCTAATCAGGATGCACTAGCGAGAGAGATCAATAAGCAATTTCCGATTGCTGGCCCGGTTGGTGATATTGGCGCACAAGTCGGATTAACCTATCTCGGCGCAAAGGCTCTGCCAGTTGGAGCTATCACGTCAAAAGTGCCAGTTTTGGCGAATCCTTACGCAGCTAATGCGGCAACTGGTGCGGCGCTTGGTGGCCTGAAATATGGCGACCTTGAGCAACGTGCTACAGATGGAACATTAGGCGCTATTGGCGGTGCCGTAGGGACTTTTGCAGGCCGCGCTATTCCTGCTGCTTACAGTGGATTGAAAGGCATTGTCGAACCATTCACGCAGAAGGGGCAGGAAAATATCGTCGGGCGTACTTTGCGCCAATTCGCTGTTGATCCTTCTCGCGTAGAACGTGCTGCGGCGTATTCGTCAAAAGTTCCCGGCGTAAATCCGACTTTGGCAGAAGCGGCGCTCGATCCTGGTATTTCTAACCTTCAGCGTCAATTCGCAGTCGGCACGGCAGAGCAGCAACTAGCGAACAATGCGGCGCGGGTTAAGGCAATGCGCTCGGCTGGCGGTAGTGATGTTGCCATATCTGAAGCAGATGCTTTGCGAGAGGGTGCGGCAAATGCTCTATATGGACGCGCATACGCATCTGATGCAATGCGTAGAGAGTTGGCAACTAAGGAGGTTGCAGACAGAGCGTGGATGACAGAGGGTGGCCGCGCAAAACCTGATGATTTGGCAACCGAAGGACTTAGGGAATTGGCAGGTCGTCCAGCATTTAAAGATGCGATTGATGCAGCAAAAACGCTGTCCGCAAACATGGGCGAGCCAATTAAAGACCCGCTTACCTCTGTTCAAGGGTTGCATTATATAAAGCTCGCGCTAGATCAAGCATTGAACGGAAAGACGCCTAGTTCTTCATTGGCTGCACACGGAGACAAGGCGCTGAATAGCATTAAAACAAAGCTGCTTTCAGAGTTAGAAACCGTATCTCCGTTATACGGAAATGCTCGTCAAGTATTCGCTGATATGTCCAAGCCAATCAATAGCATGAAGGTTGGCAACGAGATACTACGGAAATCTTCATCTGCCGCAGAAGATGCGATGGGTAATCCAACTTTGCGAAATGAGTCGCTATCGCGTGTTGTTCGTGATGGAAACGCACTCGCGCAACAAGTGACCGGATTCAATCGTGCAACGCTTAAAGATACGCTTGATCCTGTTGCTTATCAGACCATAGCAGACGTTCGTAAAGACCTTGCACGTAAAGCCGCAGCGGATAACTTGGGCCGCGCTGCTGGATCTCCAACAGCTCAGAATCTTGGCGCACAAAACCTGCTTCGCCAGATAGCGGGGCCGCTTGGTGCACCGGCTGGATTTGCTGAAGCGAACATATGGCCGACTTTGCTACGCCCGGTTAATTGGGCAATGAAGGCGCAAGAGCCAAATATCGAAAAGACGCTTATCAAGGCCATGCAAGACCCGAAATTTGCTGCTGATCTAATCAGGAGAAAACAGGTTCAATCGTCTATCGGCAGTTTGCTCGGGCCTGTCGAGAATTACGCCATTCCTGGCGTTTCTCTCGGATTATTGTCCGAACATCGGTAGTCCAGTAGTAAGCAACACGTTTTGAGCAATAACGTTTTATGGCAATGATTGTTCCCTTCTCGATACATAGAAGGACAAACAAGCCAAAAGGAACAATGGCAGACGCCCATAATTGATTCATTAATCACCTCTTAATGCCGTGAGGCACTGGAGAAAAAATGCCAATACCATCCAGCATAACCGATTTGTCGGCGACTGCAAGTAGCAATTCTCCTTCCGGCGGAGATTCCCCTAACGTCATTGACGATCATATAAGGGCGCAAGCTGCAATTATTCGTCAAGTATATGACGCTTCAGCAGCAAAATCAGAAACGCTAGCCAATAAGACAATCAGTCTTGCAAACAATTCTGTGTCTGGAACGGCTGCTCAATTTAATTCGGCAGTTAGCGATGCAGATTTTGTGACAGTGGGCGGCGCACTTGGAACGCCCTCGTCAGGGAATCTTACAAATTGCACATTCCCAACGCTTAACCAGAATACAAGCGGAACTTCCGCCAATCTTTCCGGGGCGCCTGCGCTGCCAAATGGAACTACGGCAACGACCCAAACTGTTGGCGATAACAGTACAAAGATTGCCACCACAGCATTTGTGAATGCTGCCATTCCGAGCATTAGCGTAAAGGCCGCATGTGTTTTCGATGGAACGCTTGCAGGAACAAATGCACCATTAGCCGGGACGTCATTTAACGTAACTTCAGTTACTAGAGTATCAACTGGGGTTTATGAAGTAAATTTCACTAATGCTTTCGCTGATAATAACTATGTCGTAAATTCAAACGCAGACCCATCGTATTCGGCGATTATTTGCGGTGTTTTATATCCTGGATGCACTACATTAAAAGCAACTATTAAAACATATACGACCGCTCCTGCTCTTGGAGATAACGGACGAGTAACATTTACTCTATTCAAGCCATAATGCAATGATCCATTACATTATTCGTTTTCCGATATGGATACTATTAATCATTTTCCGGTATCCTTTGGCGTTTATAGCAGTGCTGTTGCAAAAGAATAAGCAACTGCAATGGCCTTTCCGCTGGCTAGATACCATCGACAATAATTTAGATGGAGATCAAGGGTGGAAAGACGAGCATTTATGGGGAAGCAACCCGACCAGCTACATCAACCAAGTCCGCTGGCTGTGGCGTAACGGCGGAAACTGCTTTAACTATTGGTGGATAGGCGTTTCAGATGCAAATGCGCCTGCGTGGACGTTCTGGTCAAAAACAGCCATCCCGTTAATCGCTGGCCGATTCATCGATCTGCGTTTCGGCTGGTCGCCGGAAGGCCCGAAGCAAGGGCGCCGCAAGTACGTTTTCACAATCCGCATAAAGACCAAGCCATGAGCGATCCAAAAACAAGCATTGCATCATATTCAACCTCTGCCGCAGCAGTCATATTCGGACTGGCCGCAAATGAATTAGCAGCGTATGTCGGTATGGCCTGCGCCGTCCTGACATTTGCCGTCAATTGGTATTACAAGCGGCAGCACCTGAAGATTATCGAGGCCAGGGTCAATATGCCGTTTCAGAAAATAATGGAGGAAGTATGATTTCCGCACTGATTTCTTTCTTCGGCGGTTCAATTTTTAGAACTATTTGGGGCGAGGTTTCCGCCTTCATCACGGCCCGTCAGGAGCATGCTCAGGAACTCGACCGCATGCGCCTACAGGGCGAGCTTGACGAGGCTGCGCACAAGCGCAATCTGGAAGCGCTAAAGGTGCAGTCAGACATGGGCATCAAGGTGATCGAGGTGCAGCGCGACGCTGATCTAGACCGAATCGACGCGAGCGCATGGGATCGCACCGTTGATGCTGTGGGCAAGATGACCGGCATCGCGTTTATCGACGTATGGAACCAGTCGGTTCGACCGCTACTGGCTACTTTAGCCATCCTGTTTGTCTGTTTCGAGATCATGGACCACGGTTTCACCCTGACGGATTGGGACCGCGAACTGTTTGGCGCTATCCTCGGTATCTATGTGGCTGACCGCAGCCTGGCGCATCGTGGCAAATGATCGAGCCGTTCAGGTGGCTGCAGCACTGGCGCGCCGCTTTGAGGGGTGCCGACTTAGGCCATACCTATGCCCTGCTGGCGTGCCGACTATTGGATTCGGGGCAACCTACTATCAAGGAGGCCTGCGTGTTGCGCTTGCTGATCCGCCAATCACACGACAGCACGCTGAAAACCTTTTGATCTGGCAGGTTCGCACGATCTATCTGCCGGCCGTCCTGAAGCTCTGTCCCGCCATCGATACGCCCGCGCGCTTGGCGTCCATCATCGACTTTACGTTCAACCTGGGCACCGGCCGGCTCAAGGCATCGACCTTACGCAAGCGCATCAACGCCGGGCGCTGGGCGGACGTACCGAAGGAATTGCGAAAATGGAATAAGGGAGGAGGCAAGGTACTACGCGGCCTGGCTATTCGGCGCGAAGCAGAGGCTGCGCTGATATGAGCCGTCGAATGCTCAATTGCTGGATAGTCGCGCTCTGGCTTTGGGTCCCTACGCTATTTACTCCGGATCGTCGTTACATCTGGTCGCGCAAGTCGTACAGCTTTAAAGGCCGCGTTCCTCATGCTGGCGTAGCCCAAGCAATCGGCTGGAAATCGCTGGCTGTCATTGAGTACATACCGCCAAAGCACGACCTATGGACGCGCCGAAACATCCTGATTCTGTTTGCTGGTAAATATCGCGTGTGGCGTTTGCGAGTCGAAGAGGTTCGCCGATTCGATAGCCGTGCTGAAGCATTAGCGTTTGCCTATTTCAAGGGGTAAATCATGCCTGCTCAAGTCGTTAATTTCGCGCAATGGAAAGCAGCGCATCCTCCCGCACTGATCTGCTGGAATCATGGGTTAGCTTGTGCTCTGGCGTGGCAAAAGTTGTGGATAACTTTGCTGTTCCGATAAATTTACGACGCAATTTACGGAAACCATTGCAGCACAATCATAGTCAGTGCTGTATCGACACTTTCCAATTATTTAACCCACCACTGATCTGGCGCAAAATCCTGCCGCTCTTTCAGCCGCTCAATCTCCGCCGCCTGATCCATAATCGTCTGGCGCTGCTCGGAGCGAACCGTAACGTGATCTGCAACAGCGGCGATTAGCTTGCTGATTTCGGCAGCCTGCTCTGCGATGGTGGCTTCGCACTTCCAGCAATGAGGCTTACTCTCCTTGCTCAGTTCTGCGAGTAGGGCGCTGGCGAATTCAATGTAATGATCCGGCGAATACGTCCGGCCTCGCGGCTCTAGTTTCTCTGCAACTCGCAGCGCGATTTCATCTATCGTATTCATGCTGTTTTTCCTTTGTTCAAATATGCAACACAAATCTGTTGTTGCTTGCGCTGCAATGTTTTCCGGTGCCGTGTTTCGTAGAATAGGCGGCAAGGGCCAGCGTATACGGCGGTTTTGCCGTCTACTTAGCGTTAGGCGGCATCTTCACGCACTTGTCGGTAATCGCCGCTCCAGTCTCAATTGGCCGGTCTTGAATCGCATCAAGCAGCGAAATGGCCGGGTGAATGTCGTCATCCTCTTCGTCGGCGTGATCTTCAATGTCAAAAATCACACCGCACGCCGCACACCGTTCCCAGTTATCGTCTGGCGCGTCTTCGTCGTCGTAGTGGTATGTTTCCTTGCATCCGCATCTAGGGCAGGCCATCTCAGTCCTCTCCGGGCGTCATCCGCCCAACTATTCAATCAACCCGACCGACCTGACGGCCGTCGGGTTATCTCAGGCGTTGGGCGTCATGGTCGCCAGCAGCGCGTGAATCGCGTTGATCGAAACCGCCTTATCGGCGTCCGGTGCCGGCAAAAGTCGCATCGTCGCTTCCATCTGCCGCAAATCGTCCTCGCCGTCTGCGCCGATCAGGCCAACAAGCGCGCCGCGCAGCAGAGCAATGTCGCCTTCGGCCTTCCGCATTGGGTGCCGCTCGCAAACCTTGATGTGCTGCGTCAGCACATGGCTTCCTGCTGCCGGTGTGTCCTGGGGGTATTCGTGCCCGCAATAAACACAGGTGAGTATTCTTCCATTCATCGTTCAATCTCCAAAAACCGGCCCAACTCAACGGTCAACAAGACCGCCGCAATGAGCGTTATTCGTAAAATTGCCACCAGTCGCGGCGACTTGTTACCTAAGCGTTATGAGGCATCGCCGAAACAGTGATGTCCCGCTTCCCGCATCCGTCAATCTTGATCGCCAGCGTCTCGTCGCCACCTTGCTCTTTCACGCTGTATTCAAGCAGGCCAACAAACAGGCCGATTATCAGGGCAAGGGCGCTTTGCGGGTACTCGGCTGCAAATGCAGCGAACGCTTCTTGTAGTTCTTCCTGCTGTTCTTCTTTGTCCATCTAAATTCCTTTCAAAACCCGCATAACACAGCGGTCGATGTCACGCTTCGCGCTGGACCTTCGGCAACTGGCGTTGCCTCGGCCCATCACCTAAGCGTTCGGCGTCAGGCCGGCGCTACTCATTGCGTTCTCGGCTTAACCATATCCACCGCCTCGGTCTGGCCTTCGGCAGTCACTTGCACACGCACCGTCTCGCCGGTCCATGCCGAGAGCAGATCACCGAGTGCGTTTAGCACGTTGGCAACGGCGGGCATGTTCGGGTCGCGGGACTTCACAATGCGCTGCGTTGCTTCTGCCAGTTCCCGCTTAATCACTACTTCATTCATCGTCCGTTTCCTTTCATCGTTTCAATCCGCCGCCGAACCCATCGCTCCAGGCGACACGCCGCAAGCGGCGTCCGCCTGAGCTAGTGCGTTAGGTTGCTCGTTGCCGAGCAGTCGGTTCATCTCATCCGCAGTCTTTCCTTCGGATGACCATTGCAGCAGTTGCCACAATTTGCCATCTTCGTCGCTGTAGTTGGCGCGTACAGTCGTCCCACCAAAGCACAGCACGCCCCACCGCTCGGCGCGGAAAGTCGGCTTCAGTACATACCTGAACCGCTGCACCCCAACGCGCCAACACGCCACAGGCGGCCACTCGTTCGCCATGCGTCCTTTGCAGTCTTCGTACTCCACCGGCTGCACTCGCTCCGCAAGGTGGTCTATTTCAAAGTCGCACACGCCGGGGAATCTGGCGGCAATCAACTTCGGCAACTGTGGTTCAAATCGCATATTCAACCTCCGCAACCTAACTATTCAATCAACCGGACGCGCCGCAATCGGCGCTCCGGTTATCTCAGGCGTTAGAAGGCACCCTTCGCACAATGCGAACGTCCTTCGCCCACGACTTCCCGTTGAGGTACATCCCGACGTTGAAAAACTTGTTCTTGCGCAGGTTGAAAATCACCTCGGTGCCATCGTGTTCAGAAACCTTCACCCGTTGCGCCTTGGCGTGCGTAATGCCGATCCCATCGTCAATCAGCAGCAGGTCGCCTGTTTCGATCTGGTCAATCTTCACCAGCGGTTCAATGTGCATTTTTCGTCCTTTCTCTGTTCAACC